TATAGACCTCCTCCGGCTTGAATGTCGCCTCGTTTACTGCGTCCTCATAGGAGAGCCACGAGGCCGCGCCGGTCGCCTTTACGTTAAAGTCCTTGCAGAGAACGCCGGGCAAGTCCTCGGGATTTTTCTTTGCTCTCTCTACGAAGTCGGCGAGCGTGGTATATTGCTTTATCGTCCCGAGGCCGGGATTTGCCTTTATCCATGCCGTCGGGTCTGTCCACTCCTCGCGCTTGTCGAGCTCATAGAGCACGGGGAGGAAACGCTCGTCGGGAGTCTGCCCGTCGGCGACCTCGCAAGCGTAGCCGTAAAGGTTATCAAAAACGGACTCGCGCACCGTGCCGGACGTGGTAATCATAATCACGAGCGGCTGTCGGCGGCTCGAGGTCGATTGCTTCATAACCTCGTAGAGATTGCGGTCGCGTATCGCGTGGAGCTCGTCGATAATGACGGCGTGAGAGTTGAGGCCGTCGAGTGTGTTCGAGTCCGAAGCCAGCGCCTCAAACTTGGAGGCCGTCGCCGGGAAATAAATGTCATTGCGCCGCTTCTTGAGAATGGCGGAGAGTTCGGGGCTCTGCTTCACCATGTTTACGGCCTCGGTGAGCGTCTTTTTCGCTTGGTCTTTCTTGGTTGCTACGGAGTAAATCTCCGCCGCGCCCTCGTAGTCGGCGACGAGCATATAGAGCGCGAGCGCCGCGAGGAGCGTACTCTTGCCGTTCTTTCGACCAACAAGAAAGAGTGTCTCTCGAAAGCGCCGGTATCCCGTCGCCCTCTCGAGCCACCCGAAAAGGAGTTGTATATATGCTTTTTGGAAAAGCTCGAGCGTCAGAGACTCGCCGAGCGTTCCTTGAGACTGCTTGCAAAACCTCTCGACGAAGATAATCGGCCTCTCGCCGACGGCCTCGTCGAAGTAATACGGCGAGCTCTCGTCCGCCGCGTCCATTTCCGCCACGAGGCGACCGTACACGGCTTTTACCCGTCGGCTCGTGACGATTTCGCCGGAGGAAATCCGCTCCCAATACTCCCGGACGTAGTTCACTACTTGCCCGACCGGGCGGCGGGCTTTGTGATAAAGCTCATAAGCTCGTCACCCGCCGATTTCTTTTCTTTCTCCGGGAGCAACGCGACGAGCTGATTTGTGAGAGCGGAAAAGGATTTTATCGTCGTGTTGTAGGCACGGAGAGCCGGGGACTCCCGGCGGAGCTTTTGCGCCCCCTGTACGAAATCCTCTATCAAGTCGCCGTTGTTGATTTCGTCGGCGAGGCGTTCCAGCGTGACGGAGGTCACGGCAAATTGATTGATAAGTCCCTCGGCAAACTGCCGCTTTTCGGGAGGCATTTCTCGGAAAAGCCGTTTAATTTTCTTCTTTTTCGCCTCGATTTTTTCAGAAATCGAAAGCTCGTCGTAGCTTTTTTTATTTGCCGCCATATAATGAGTAAACCTCCCTCCGCCCCGGTTTTACCCCCCCCTCATGTGCGCGCCCGGGTCGGTTCTTCCGAGGATTGAGGCGCGGTTACTTACCGGGTATCTATTTCGGCGCACCCCGGGGGGTATGTGGCGCTGTGATAATATTTCCGTCTGCATCGAAAGCGAGGCCGTCGGCAAGCGGCGGCGTTCCCTCGTGTATCAATGCGTGACACGTCCGGCAAACTGTCTCGAGGTTATCCTCGCCGAGCGCGATTGCCGGGTCGTCGATGTTCCTCGGCGTGAGCTCTATCTTGTGATGCACGATAACGCCGGGCTCGCCACAATGGACGCATAGCCCCGCGTCGCGCTTGAGAATATACGCTCGCGTCCGCCTCCATGCCGGAGACTCGTAAAATGTTTTTGCAAACTCTCTCATGCTCTCCGCCTCCGAATGGGTAAAGAGAACGCCCCGCACGGCCTCAAGCGTCCTCACGCATAAGCGCAAGGGCTCGACCATGTAGGGCGCACGGCGGCGAGGTTTTCCCTCGACCCCTCTTTACGCCTCAATGATAGCACGGGGAAAATGCAAGTTTCCATACGGATTTTTTTCGATACATGAGAATAAGTTAGAAAACGCCTCACATAGACGGCATAGCTCCCGCGCCGAAGTAGAGGAGAGCGAAGCGCACGAGCGCCTTGTTACGGAGGTCGTAGAGGCTCGACGTGGACGAATAGCATACGGCCTCCGTGATTTCGTCCTTGCTCTTGCGCTCGATGTACCAAAGCCGGAGGATACGCGCGTCGTCCTCGTCCATCTGCGCGAGCACGTCGTCGATTTCCTCGACCTTATCCCGGGTAACTTGGATTTCCCGCATAACCTCGGCGAGCTCGAGGCAGTCCGCGAGCGCGTCGTTTACAGATTTCGCACCCGTGTACGGTTTAGACATATCCGCCGACGGATACTCCGACGGCGCGCCGTATCGTAAAATGCGCTCCTTTTTCCGCTCGAGATTGCCTAAAGCCGTCTCGAGCAAGCCGCGAGCGCGGAGAGTTTTCTCCGCCGCCTCGAAATAGTTAATCATTAGCTCGCCCTCCTCGTGCGTTATCGTGGTTTAGGCGCGTTTCCCTCCGTGGCGGTATTCGCGTCCCTTGTTGTACTCATGTTTTGCCATGAGCACGGCCTCAACGTCCACGCCCATATAGGCGAGGTAATCGAGGATGCGGATAATCGCGTCGCAAAGCTCGACGGCGACTCCCTCCGGCTTACAAGTGCCGGTTTTCTCGTCCTTGTCGCAAGCGCCCTCGAACTCGCACACCGCGCCCGGGATACCACAGCACCCGTAAATAGCCGGATTGCCGTCGCGCCACTCCTCGAGCGCCTCCGACACTTCCGAATGAATGAGCGCGGCGACCTCGGGAAAGCTCCGATCCGTCTCCCACCATCCATGCGCGACCGCGTTTTCGTGGACTTCTTTCGCAAATTCGTTTACTGTCATTTTCGTTTCCTCCGTTTCGGTTTTATAAATACACCGTCCCGCCGATAAAAGCGGGCGACGATATACTTTCCTCCGTTTACGTCGTTGTGCCATGCGCCAGCATCCGCGAGGAAATAGCCCGGATAGAGCTTTTCATACTCGGCGTTGTTGGTCGTGTCCCGGGCGAGCTCCTCGGCGCGCTTGCCGGAGATACGCCCGTCCCGTGTTTTCGGCTCCGGGTCGATAAGGTTTTTCGAGGCGTTCCATGCTCGAGCATAGAGCGGGCTCTTGACGATGTAGTGACCGAGCCCGGCAAGGCCGCTCTCCGTGAACTGCAAACGGCGGGAGTTTGCGTACCCGAGCCCCCATAGCTTTTCGAGCTCGTCTCTATCCATTCCGCCGGATAGCGTGACGTGATGATGATAGCGCCCATTCTTGGAGCCCTTTTCCGTAACGGCTATGTACTTGAGCGGCGGGAGCCCTTGCTTTTTCCGTGCTCTCTGCACCCGGCGGATGTAATTCCGTAAAAGGCGTTGCGCCTCCTCCGGGCTCTCCGGCTGTTGCTGATATGTCAAATGGATTTCGAGGTCGTCCGGCGTAAAGTTCGCATGGAGGAGACGGACGAGCTTTTCCTCTCTATGCCGCTGATTGAGTTTCGCTTGAGCGGCGGAGGTCGGCTTGCTCCGCTTGCCTCTGCTCCGTCCTTGCCGATAGGTCGGGTAGATATATACGTCGAGATACTCGCCGCAATAATAGCGTTTCTCTCTGTAAACTGTTTTCATGTGATACCCTCCGACGAGAGCTCGTCTATGGTCGGTTTGTTAATATTCCATACGAGCCCGTAAAAACGCGCTTTGCGCTCGATTTTTTGCCCTTGCATACCGTCCCGGAGAGTGCTATAATAATAAAGGTATGAGTAATCGCTCGTCTTTTCCGGGACGAGTCCCCGCCGACGTTCTGCAAAGCGTCGGCGGTTTCTCTTTTTCTGTCCTGCATTGTCAATCCTCCGCGCGGCGGTAAAGTTCTACGAAGTCCGCCACGAAATCGAGGATAATCCGCTTTGCCTCATAATATATAATAGGTAGGAGCAAGAGCATGAACTCGCCGCCGACGGCCTTATAGCCTCGCCACGCGAGCGCCGCGCTCAAGCCCTTTGTGAAAACGACCGCCGTCACGATAAGCACGGCGAGGAACTCCGCCGCCGCGAGGCGGCTTTTCTTTTTGTGCTTCATTTCTGCCCTCCATTCCGTAGCGGACATTTCCGGGGAGCCGTCTCGCCGTAAAAGATAATCGGGAGCTTGCTCTCTCCGTCCTTGTGGCTACACACATAGCCTTTTTGAGAGAAATGCCCGGAGCGCCAGCTCGCGCCGTTTCCGTTCCTCGGCACGTTGTACGCCTTGGCGTATTCGCACTCTTTACACTTTTTCATTTTCGCCCTCCTCGTCCTCCGGGATAGGCGTAAAGCACTCGCAACGGAGGACGCGCTCTTTTTCGTCTGCGTGTATCGGGCTCGGGCGGCGGCTGTCCATGCGCTCTATACACGGGATACAGTAATCGCCGTCTCTGCCCTTGCGTGGGTCGTGTACCTCTCGAATGTTGTCGCATTTCCGGCAATCGAACTCGTACCGCCATTTCGGGAGGTTTGATTTTCTACGGCGTACCATTTCTCGCCTCCTTTGCGGCCTCCGGCTCCGGCATATCTTCCGGGAGTAATTGCAGAGCGAGCAAGCCGCCCTTTGTTTCGCCCACTTCCCGAAAGCCCGCGAGCTTATATGTATAGCCCCACGTTTTAACGCCGTGTATCATGGTCGGCTTTACTTTCTTTCGGTCGATAAAGGTAATCATTCCGAGCGCCGGAGGCTCCCCGAAATGTGCTCTTGTGGCGGCTACCGCCTCCCGTATCATTTCCGAGGCCACGCCCGCGCCCTCATTTCTGAAAGCCGAGCATACCCACGCTCCCGCCCATGCGTGGCGGACGTATTGTGCATACGGATACGAGGTAATCCAAAACGCGCGCCCCGTTTCAGTCTCCGCATAGAGAACGAGAGCCCGTCCGGGCGGTACGAATTGCGGAGTTCCGGGCTTTTGCCTGTTATAGTGCCTGTCCGCTACCTCGCGGGCTCGTGGGTCTGCTTTCCACGATGTTTCCCAAATCAAAGCTCCGCCTCCTTATAGGCCGCGCGAACTTCCCGCATAATGCCGGATGCGGGATATTCGCCGTAGTCGATGAAACAAGAGATAGCCTCCTCGAGATTTTCGGCGTTTTCCGCCGCCGACGGGATTTCGTCCGGGTCGATGCACATATCCTCGAGAGCATCGAATACCGCTTTTGTGGCGGCGGCGCTTTCGACGGCCTTTTTTCTCGCTTGCTCGAGTCTGCGTTTGAACACCGCGAGAGCCTGCTCCGTGAGCGCCTCGTCGGGAGTCATTTCCGATATTTTTTTCATGGTATGAGCCTCCTTGTGGCTTGCTCCCCGGCATTGAGCCGGGGAGCTTTTTAATTCCGAATTTTACAGGTCAAAGCCGGGCGCGAAGCCGAGGGAATAGTACGCGTAGTAGTAGTTGACTGTGCCGTCGGTGTCCACACCCACGAAAAGGCTGGAGTTGCCCGCATACGGGGAACGGAGCCACCAACTCCACGTTTCCCCGGCTACCTCTTTCACGCGGTCGCGCTCGTGCTTGAAAATCTCAAGTTGAAAGCTGTTCGGCTCCTCGTTCCACCAATCACCCGCGCCGAAAACGTCGGTCGCGGAGGGTATCCACAGAGTATCCGCGTACTCGTGACGCTCTCCGTCGATTTCCTCGGACAAGAAACGAGGCTCGAACGCCTCCGCGAGCTCGTCCGGGAAAAGCGGGAGAATATCCTCGAGGACGTGTCGCCGCCCCTCGCTCTTGAGGTATCCGCCCTTGTTGGTCGGCGTGTCGTTCATGCGCCACTTATCCGCGAGGCAGTCCTCGAGGACGAAGCGGGCGCGCTTCTCGTTGACATATCCGCCGCAAACGGCGTTGACGTGCTCGCCGTTCTTGAGCTCGATAGCGAACTTGTCGCCCGGGCGGATAAGCTCGAGGCCGTTCCCGCTCGAAATGGCCTTTTTGAGTTCCGCGAAAGAGATTTCCTTGTTCCTTGTGGTAATGAGTTGCATCGTCTTTTCCTCCGTTCAAAAGATTTTACAGAAATAGTGATTGCCGATAATCATATCGACGCTCTCGTTATAAGGCGCGGTCGAAAAATAGACCGTATCCTCTGAAAGAATGTGCTCCCGCTCCTCTATGGCGGTATGCACCGCGAGATATTGCTCCTTGTCCGGCTCCGCCGAGTAGAGGTACGGAGCGGGGGAGAATTGCCATACGTCGCCGTATTTCTGAAATACGACCTCCTCGACCGTATCCGGGAAATAGTCGGAGAGCATACGGTTTAGAACGACCTCGACGACGGCGACTTGTCCCTCGAAGCTCTCGCCGCGCGCCTCGTGGTAGACGAGGCAAGCAAGGATATAAACGTCCTCGTCGCTGAAATGGAGCTCCGCGTATCTGTTCTCGGGCTCCGGCTCTACCGTCGGCTCCTCCGGTGTTTCCTCCGCCGCCTCCGGCCTTGCCGGTGCTATGTATGTCAGCGTTTGCCGTTCCGCCGCAAGTGCGCTTGTCCGCTCCGCGACCGGCTCCGGCGCTGTCTCTCGGATGCGGAGCGTCACTATGAGCACCAACGTAAAGAGGAGAGAGGCGAGGATGGCGGCTTGCATCCGGCGGCGCTGTCTGCGGCGTTTCCGCCGCTCCTGCCTTGTCATGGCCTACCGGCCTCCGGCGTATCCTCTGCGAGTACGATATACTCGCACTCCCGGGCGATTGCCGTCCACCGAACGCCCCACGCACGGGCGGCGGCGTGTACCGCCTCGTATTTGTTCACGCCGTTTACGGTGAGCTCGCCGTATTCCTTGTGACGGACGAGGTATAATTTCATCGTCCCGGCAAAGCGCGGGCGGTATCCCGCCGGTGCTGATTGCTCGCGTTTCATTCCGCTACCCTCCCGTCGATAAGCTGAAAGCTCTCTCGGATAGTCACGGGCTCGCGTCTGCCTACGTCAAACTCGAGGACGCAATATCTCCCGCCGGGATGAACGTAGACGACCGTCCCGGGGATTGCTTTCGGCTTGCCGTCCTTGCCCGGAACGTCGAACGTCGCGGGCTTTACCGTGATGTGGTCGCCGAGCTTAATCATTCGACCCCCTCCGGCGCGTCTGCCGCCTCTGCGGGCTTGTCCGCCGCCGGAGCCGTCTTATTGTTCGCCGCTCGGAGGAAAGCGTCTCGGAGCATATTCACGAGCGGGGAGGCCGTCGTCGGAGTCGCCGGAGCATCCGCTTTCGGCTTGTCCATATCCGCCCGCTCGACGAAGCCGCATAAAATCGCCGCCGAGACTACCTCACCAACGAAGCCGCCGACCTCGCTCTCGGCGAGTGTCTGCGTCCTCGTGCGGACTTTGAAAGCGCCGGTCTTGAAATCAAAGACGACATACGCCCGCTTTCCCTCCGGCGGCTCGATTTTAACCGCCGCCGCGTCCGCGATAACTTCCTCCGGGCTCGGTACGGTATAACCGGCCTTTTTCAGAGTGTCCAGTTGTGCCGCGTCGAGGGCGAACGCCTCGCCGCCGAGTTTCTTTGAATAGAGCTTTTTCATTCGTTTACCTCCGTTCTGTATCTCGTGTTAAAATCGCCCGGCTTGTAAAGCTCGCAACGCTCCATATCCGGGCGGCGTACCTTTTCGCGTTGCGTTTTGCTACGTTCGACCATGCAACAATAGCCGTTGCCGTCTTTCTTGTATCTGTCAAGCCATTTGCACCCGTGGCAATTCACATTTAGCCCTCCTCGCTGATAACGGCGATTTTTGCGAGGGCGGACGTTTGCGCCCATTCCTCGGCGAGAATACGGGAGCTCCGCTCGAACTCCTGCGAGAGCGCGGCGAAAGCGTCCTCGTTCCTGTCCTTGACTGCGCTCCACATTTCTTTATGGACTTTCTCAATGTCTGTGTGCATCTGCTTTGTGCGCTCGATGCACTCTTTCAGCTCCGCCCATGCCTCACGGTCAGAGGCGAAGCCGCGCCCGCGTTCCTCCATCGTGCCGGAGACGGCCTCCGCGACGGCGGCTTGCAGGTTTGCCATAAGTCGGACTCTCGAACTCGTTTCGCTCATTGTGTTATTCCTCCTTTATTTCCCCGCCTCGATAGCTCGGAGCGGACTTTCGTCGCTCATGCCTCGCATGAGAGCACTCATTTTGATAGACTCCTCGAGGCTCATTTCCCTCGGCTCTACGTCTGCGCGTATTGCAAAGATACGGTGCTTTTGAATGTAGGCCGCGAGGAAAGCGTCCTTTTCTTTTTCCCAAAGTCTTTTATAGAAATCGAAAAGATACTCGATTTCCACCTTTTCGGCGGGAGTGCAATCCGCGCCGAGTTGAGTCCTAACCTTTCGCCCGCTCGCGGTATATACGAGCTCGTAGGTGTAGCCGCCCGTGACCTTGTAGACCACTTGCTTGAGGATTTTCTTTTCCTCCCCGCCGTGATATGTGAAGTCGTGGCGGACGCGAGTCTCCTCGTCGAGCTCCTCCTCCGAAATGCCGTATTTCTTCATCATGCGAGCAAGGAGCTTTTCGGCGTTCTCGGCCTCGCCGCCGACTCCGTGCTCGGCAAGCGCGCGGATTTTCTTCAATAATGCCGTTTTATCCATTCTCGCGGCTCCTTTCCAGTTTTGGACACCATGCCGGGATATACGGGTCAAAGCGTTTCACGCCAACGACGCGCCCCTTGCATCTGCCGGGAGCAAAGCACCGATAGGAGATAATGTCTTTCGCCCACGGCTCCGTAACAACGTGCTCGCACCCCTCGCAAGTATGGGAAAAATCGGCGTTCATTTCTCAACCTCCGCCGCCGGGAGGCCGAGCCACCATAGCGGGCTATCCCGCTCCGGGCGGCGGCAAGCGTCGCAATCTGCCGCCGAGCATGAGAAGCAATAAAGCCGATGAAAAGCCTCGTCCCACGGTGTTTCTATTGCCGGGATTGCCCGGAGGAGGCTTGCCAGCGCCTCCGGGCTCTCCGTGATTTTCTCGAAAATGTTCATTCCGCCGCCTCCGCCGCTTTTTCTGCCTCGATTTGTGCCATAAGTCGAAAGTAGAAAATACGGTTATAGTAGAACTGCGTAAAAAGAAATCCGTCCTCGAGCCTCACGTCGTAACCGAGTTCACCGTTGAAAAAGTTGCTCAATGCCGCGTACTGCGTTTCGATGCGCTCGAGAGCCCTTGCCTTGTCCGCCGGGCTTTCCGCGCTTCTGAAAATCTTCTCCGCTTCCGCCGCGTACTTTTGGAACTTGTCGAGGAACTCCGTAAAGATTTCCTCCGGCGTGTCAAAATGCTTTGTGTTCTTAATTTTCAACATGGTATGAGTAACCTCCGTTTCTTTATTGAGCCGCTTTCCGACGACCTCTATTTCGGTACGACCGATTGACGCGAGCCTCCGCTACCGCCGCGCTATACCCTTGCCGAAAGCGAGAGTCCGTTTCGCC